GCGCAGGAGAGGGCGCAGCAGGTTGGAGCAGACGTATTCGCCCAATCGGTCCAGGTACAACAGTATCTGGTCAACAGCCACGGGATTCCCGGGAGTTATCCGTTCACGTATGTTGAGCGGGTACCAGTGGAGATGACGATTGGTTCTGTCATCAACCGGGAATTGGGACTTGTATATAAAGCTGTAAATAATGTATATAATGCGTGTATGTTAGAGATGAGGTGGAGGTCGTTGCTGGTGAGGCGTGCTGTGGGGTCATGGATGTTATCCGGGGTCCGCTATGGCGTCGCTGGAGTAGTAACGGCCGGCATCTTGTCAGGACTGTACATATTAGGTAGAATGTATATTAGAGGCAATTCCATGAGGGAAGTGTGGACCTATGTCGCCCAGACGGACCGGGACATGTTACCTGATCCAGATACTGGCGATGGTGGTGAGTTCAGGCTTGAGATCGGTCAGGATGGACTGCAAGTACGTGTTCGCAACGACTTGGTACGCGACCCCATCAACATTGCTGACCCTGTGGCCATGGGGCTGTTGGAAAACACTTATGACGCAGTTGGCACCACGCATATCACTCAGCATGGTTTCCAACAGATGCAGAACGTGTTCAACGGACCCGTGCGAATTGGTTGGAGGGAACAGTTGTTGAACTTCATGGAGAGGATGGGAATGCCAAACTTCTTTGTAAATAAGTATAGGGCGAAGATAGCGGCGGCAAAGTCGGTTCGACGGGCAGGAATGGCTCTGTTACATTATCGAGAGCAGATCTTCCTTGTACGAGCGCTTGTGCACAGCCGGCTGGGTCGGGAATCACTCTTAGTCGAGAATGACGCGACAAGATTGATTGTTTCCCGAACGGTTAATGAGGTTATGACTAATTTAAAGCTGAATCTGACATTGAGCGACATGATCAGAGAGGCGTGTATAAATATTTGTTTCATAGACACTATGTATGACGAGGCGGGGAAGGAGTTGAGGCTCGGCCCACCTCGCAGACCCGCGTGATGGGGCCCCGTCGTTATGGAAGGCATGGATACATCAGTCAACCATGTCGGTTCCGAGTTGGCTGATGTAGTGGGTATCCAGTTGAAGTACGGTGTGGGTGGTGTGAAGCGGATTAAGCGGAAATATATAGCGTTAAGTGGACGCATTCCGCAGGAGATACGATACGTTGTACATAACAATACACTTATTAATATCTATCGTGCCCTGATTGAAAGGGTTTTCTTTGTAGAGGTAAAGGTAGGAGGAGTAAAAACGCTGGTTGGTCCACCACTGACAACGAGAGCACATTTCTTCGAACAGATGTCGGAATTTAGCGGTAAGGTTAAGGGCAATTTGGAATATGCGAGACGGATGAGTCTGACGGAATTTGTCATGACGTCCCCGCCGCATAAGAAGAAGGTCTACCAGAACGCAATGGAAACATATCTGAAACGAGGATTGGCGCCATCGAAGTCGGAGGTGACCTCATTTATTAAAGCTGAGAAGGTGCG